GAAAAAGAGAGAATAGATATTAGAGTAGACAATTCATGGGCAATGGAAAATATACCATTGTCTATGTTATTTGTTGATGGAGATCATTCGTATGAAGGAGTTAAAAGAGATTTTATACATCATTGGAATCATTTAAATGGTTATTGTTTAGCACATGATTTTGGTGATCCAACATGTCCAGGCGTGACACAATTTATAGATGAATGGATCAATGATGGTTATGCCGATGGAATTGAACAAGAAGGAACAATGGTTGTTCTCAAAAAATTAAAGGATTATGAGATTGACAAGTGACAAAAGAATATTTGTTCCTGATTGTGATGATTGGTATAAATGGGGTGCAGATTATGAACAAAAAGAATATGATGAAATAATACAATATATATCCAATTTTGATGTAGCACTAGATATTGGTGCTCACGTTGGAATTTGGTCAAGAAGATTAGCAGAAAAATTTAAAACTGTTGTAGCTTTTGAACCTGTCCCTGACCATATAGAATGTTGGCAAAAGAATATGGAAAATTTCCTCAAAGAAAATTCTGATTGGGGAAATTATACTACGCTACACAAAATAGCATTAGGTCATGAGAATGGAACTTCCACAATGAGAGTTCCAAATACTACCAATACTGGAATGGCATCACTTGTTTATGAGGGTGATTTTGGTAAAGCACAAAGATGGGTACAACCTAATTGGGATAAATTTCCAAATATAGAAATTGAAATTAAAACATTAGATAGTTATGAATTCGAAAAATTAGATTTTATAAAAATGGATGTTGAATGGTTTGAACTTAGGGTTTTACAAGGCGCCGAACAAACTATAAAAAAACATAGACCTATTATGTATATAGAAATGCATGATGCACAAGCCTTTAAGTTGATGACTGATTGGGGATATAGAATTATTTGTTCACATAGTATGAATCGTTTATATAAAAGTATAAAATGAAGTTTGAAGAAATACAGAAATTATGGTCAGGTGATTGTGAAATTGATGAAACAGAATTATCACAAGAATCGGTAAAAATTCCACAACTACATAACAAATATTTGATTATCTTTCACGATGAAAGATTAAGACTCCGTACTATGAGGTTTGATCATAGTAAACTCTTGAAAGTTAAAAGGGAATATTTTTCAGGAAGAATGGATGCAACAGAATTAGAGGCGTATGATTGGGAGCCATTCCAATATAAGTTACTCAAGGCAGATGTACAAGAGTACATAGATGCTGATGATGATATAATAGAGGGTAAGAAAAAAATATCACTACAAGAAGAAAAAGTTGATTATCTTGAAGCCATAGTAAAAGGTTTATCTACCAGAGGATATTTAATTAAAAATGCAATCGATTGGAAACGTTTCACAGAAGGTCATTGACACGATAGAAGTATCTAAGAAGGATGAAGTCTTTCTTAAAATTGCTTGTGAAGCTAGCGTAGCACAAGAATTATGTGATTATTTCACATTTACTGTTCCGGGCCATACATTCATGCCGGCGTTCCGAATGAAAATTTGGGATGGTAAGATTAGACTATTTAATATTCATAATAGATTATTGTATAGTGGATTACTTGAGTACGTTTTTATATTTGCTGAAAAAAGAAATTATGAAGTCAAACCTGATGGTGATTGGTGGAAACCACGAAAGATAGAAAAAAATGAAGAGTTTCTTAAAAATTTAAAGTTACCTTTTGAACCAAGAGACTATCAGTTAGATGGATTTCATCACGCCTTATCATACAAGAAAAGTTTATTAGTATCACCTACCGCAAGTGGAAAATCCCTAATCATCTATTTAATTGTACGAGCACTCAATGTTAAAACATTAATAATCGTTCCTACCACTTCACTTGTTTCACAATTATTTTCAGATTTTCAAGAGTATGGATGGGATTCCATCAAATACTGTCATCAAGTTTATGCCGGTCAAGATAAGGTTTCTGACAAACAAGTAGTTATTTCAACATGGCAATCTATTTACAAACTTCACAAGAAAACATTTGAACCATATAAGTTAGTTATTGGTGATGAGGCACATGGATTTAAATCAAAATCCCTTACAACTCTTATGACTAAATGTGTGAATGCTGAATATAGAATTGGAACTACAGGAACATTAGATGGTACACAAACTCACAAATTAGTACTAGAGGGTTTATTCGGTAAGGTTTATAAAGTAACTACAACTAAAAAGTTGATGGATAGAAAAGAGTTATCTTCTTTAAATGTAGAAATTATATTGTTAAAGTATCCTGATGTGGTATGTGAACAATTTAAACAAATTAAGTATGCAGATGAAATAGAATTTTTGATAGGACATGAGAAAAGAAATAAATATATAAGAAACTTAGTATTATCTTTGGAGGGTAATACTTTGTGCCTCTTTAGATTAGTGAAAAAACATGGACGTATTTTATACAATATGATCGAGGAGAAGACAGATGACAATAGGAAAACTTTTTTTGTATTTGGAGGAACAGAAACCGAGACCAGAGAACAGATACGAGCAATCGCAGAAACAGAACGAGATGCCATCATCGTGGCAAGTTATGGGGTATTCAGTACCGGCATCAACATTAGGAATTTGCATAACATTGTGTTCGCTTCTCCTTCTAAATCTCGCATACGAAATCTTCAATCGATAGGTCGAGGATTACGATTATCAGATACAACAGACAAAACTATATTATATGATATAGCAGATGATTTGAGATGGAAAAACAGAAAGAACTATGCTTATCGCCACCATGAAGATAGAATAAAAATATATGATGAGGAAAAATTTCCATATAAGATTCATAATATTTCATTAAAGGTATAAATGGCAGAATTGGATAAAGATAATTTAAAAGTAATTAGATTGGATAATGGTGAAATAATTTTTTCTAAAGTTGTAGTAAATGATAGAAGTAAGGATAATGGTTATTTGGAATTACATTGGCCGATGAAGGTAATGATGAAACATGATACTGAAGAAAAACAAACTCAACTTGCCTTACTTAAATGGCTACCTTTTACTGATACTACATTTGTACCTTTGGCAGCAAGATGTATAATGTCTGTTTCTGAATTGGGAGAAGAATATCAAGACTTCTATATAAATTCTGTAAAAGAAGATCTTGGACATAATAAAAATCAAGAATTAAACAAAATGACAAAAATATTAGAAGATTTTGAACCTGATGGATTAATGAACTAAACTTGACATCTACCAAATTTGTGATATAATAATAATACGACATTAATTGAAACAAATTCTACCAAGAATATTATGGCTAAACGAAAATCAAGTAAAAACAAATTACATTACGTAGACAATGCCAAATTTTTAGAGGCAATGATTGAATATAAAGCAGAATATGATAATGCAATTAAAAAGGATAAAGAACTTCCTGAGATTTCAGAATATTTAGGATCTGTATTCTTAAAGATAGCACAAAGATTATCATTCAGACCAAACTTCATAAATTATGCATTTAAAAATGATATGATTTCTGATGGAATAGAAAACTGTTTACATTATATCCACAATTTCAATCCAGAAAAATCCAACAATCCCTTCGCTTACTTTACTCAAATAATTTATTATGCCTTTATTCGAAGAATTCAAAAAGAAAAAAAACAGTTATACATAAAGTATAAGAGTATGCAAAACTATGAAACAAATCCTAATTATATGGATATTGATCTTAGTGGTGAAGCAAATGAGCATGAAAACATTAATGATTATAAAAATTCTGATTTCAAAGTAATAGTCGATGAATTTGTAGATACCTTTGAAAAGAGTAAGAAAAAGAAAGTTACCAAGAAACAAGATACTGCTTTAGAACTTTTCATGAGAGCAGCATGAATATATTTTATTTATCTAGTTGTCCTGCAGAGGCAGCTGAATCACATAATGATAAACATTGTGTTAAGATGATATTGGAATATGCTCAGATGTTATCAACTGCACATAGAGAACTTGATGGTAATGTTCCTGACATATTATATAAATCGACACACAAAAATCATCCAAGTACAATTTGGACACGTTCTTCCAAACAACATTATGATTGGTTGTTCAGACTATTTCGAATGTTAAGTGCAGAGTATATGATACGTTACGGAAAAATTCATAAATCATGGAATACTCTTAATAATATTTTAGAGTTTGCACCAAAAAATATTAAGGACAATGGTTGGATTGATCCCCCACAATGTATGCCGGATCATTGTAAAAAACCAAACACTATAGATGCTTATAGAGATTATTATCTAACAGAGAAAGCATCTTTTTCTACTTGGAAAACTAAACAACCTATGTGGTGGACACAATGAAAATAGCTCTTATTACAGATACACATTGGGGTGCACGCGGCGATAGTCTCACCTTTCTAAATTATTTTCGAAAATTTTATGATAATATATTTTTTCCATATTTGGAAGAACATAATATCAAAACGTGTATTCATCTAGGAGATGTGGTAGATCGTAGAAAGTTCATCAATTTTAAGATACTAAATGATCTACGAACAAATTTCATTGAACGCCTATGGAAGATGGGAGTAGATACACATATCATTATTGGAAATCATGATACTTTTCATAAAAATACTAACGAACTAAATTCTATAGAAGAAATATTTACAAGTCATGAAGGTAAAGTGGAGCCGTGGATGTATTCATCACCAAAGGAAGTAGATTTTGATGGATTAGGAATACTCATGATGCCGTGGATATGTGAAGAGAATTATGGTAAATGTATGAAAGCAATTAAAAATACACAATGTCAAATTCTTATGGGACATCTTGAAGTAAAAGGATTTGAACAACATATTGGATCATGGAGTCATGAGGGCGTTGAAGCAAATGTTTTTGATAAATTTGATATGGCTATGAGTGGACACTTTCACCATAAGTCTGATAATGGAACAGTTTATTATCTTGGAAATCCGTATGAGATAACATGGAGTGATTATAAAGACCCCAGGGGGTTTCATATCTTTGATACAGACAAAAGAGAATTAGAATACATACAAAACCCCTATAGAATGTTTAGAAAATTTTATTATGATGACAGCGAAGAAACTTTTGAATCACTAACTGAAAAAGATTATAGTGAATATGAAAACACTTATGTAAAAGTAGTAATACAAAAGAAAACAAATCCCTTTTGGTTTGATACTGTACTAGATAAGTTATATCAAGCAAATGTTGCTAATCTAGTAGTAGTTGAAAATTTTTCTGATTTGGAGTTTATGGAAGATGATGATTTGATAGATGAAGCACAAGATACTTTAACAATTTTAGGTAAATATGTTGACTCTTTAAATATAGAAAACAAAACAGAGTTAAATTCATTAATGACAGATTTGTATAATGAAGCATTAACTGTGGAGACAGTATGATGGAAACTTATGCAGATCTCCTTAAACGAGAAAAAGAGAAAGTAGAAAAAAATATGACTAATTATGACATGGATGAAATGAGAAGAAGACAAGAACGCCAAGCTGATTATGATGGTTGTTTAGGTCAAACTGAAAGAAAAAGTGATGCAGAATCTGAAGCAGAAGAAGCACGGAAAAAATTCGAGATAACCGATGGAGTTGATTTTTCCAAGAGAGCTGAATTCGCTCAAGATATAATTGATAGCGAAAAAACTACAAATATAGAAATAGAAATACCAGATCAAGAACTCTTACATCTAGCCAAAGCGGCACATGATAGAGATATAACCTTAAATCAATTATGTATTGATATTCTTAAAAGCTCTTTTGATGATCTTGATTATCGATTTGAACATTCCTCAAAACCTGTCGTACTCAAAGAATACTAAACCTTGATATATTTTAAAAATATTAGGTGGAAAAATTTGCTGAGTACCGGCAACCAATTTACAGAAATTCAGTTAAATAAAACTTCCACTACACTAATTGTCGGAGAAAACGGATCAGGCAAATCTACTGTATTAGATGCGTTGTGCTTTGGTCTATTCAGTAAACCATTTCGAAGAATTAATAGACCTCAGTTAATCAACTCTATTAATGATGGTGGACTGTTGGTAGAAATAGAATTTGAAGTTGGTAGTAGATCTTATATGGTTCGTAGAGGAATCAAGAAAAACATCTTTGAAATTTTTGTTGATGGACAAAGATTAAATCAAGACGCCAAAACACAAGATTCACAAGAGTATCTTGAAAATACAATTCTCAAACTGAACTACAAATCATTCACACAAATTGTTTTATTGGGAGCAAATCATTATATCCCATTTATGCAATTAAAATCACAAGATCGTAAAAGTATTGTTGAAGATTTATTAGATATTCAAATCTTTTCGGTGATGAATGGTCTATTGAGATACAAGATATCAGAAAATAAAGAAGAACAACAAAATGTTGAAGTCAATAGAAAATTGTCGGTTGGAAATATTGATACTACTGAAGGAGTTATTTCTGATTTAAAAAAGACTAAGAAAAATCAAATTCAACAGAATGAAGAAGACATTACTAAAAATGAACAAGAACTTGAGTCATTAAATACAAAAATCAAAGGGTTGATGGACTCAATATCAAATGATAAAACGGCTCAAACTCTTAAGGAGTTACAAGGTTATCAAGATGGTATTGAACGAAAAATGATGGCAGCAGAAAAGGAAATTGAATTTTATGAACAAAATGATACTTGTTCTACTTGTAGTCAAGAATTAAGTGAGGAACACAAAACCAAGATGATATCTGCACATCATGGAATAATGCATACGAGTAAAGGTGGATTATGGGAACTTGGTAATAAAATCAAAGAGTTAAAAAAACGATTGGAAGAAGTAACGAACATTCAAACAGCTATTACTAGTCATCAAGTACAAATTCAAGCAATTAATAGTTATATTACAAAATTAAAAGATCAAATTACAGAAATAGAAGGAAGAGAAGATGACATAGATGAGAGAATAAAAAAATTAAAGGATTTAAAAGGTGAATTGAAATTATGTATAGAACAATTAGAAAAATTATCAGAACAAAAACAGTTATATGAAACCGCAATGGTTTTATTAAAAGATACAGGAATAAAAACACGTATCATCAAACAGTATCTTCCAATAATGAATACGTTGATTAATAAATATCTGGCCTCAATGGATTTCTTTGTATCTTTTAATTTGGATGAAAAATTTGAAGAGAAAATTAAGTCACGCCATAGGGATGAGTTTACTTATGACTCGTTTAGTGAAGGTGAGAAGATGAGAATAGATTTGGCACTTCTTTTTACATGGAGAACAATTGCCAAGATGAAAAATAGTGTGAATACTAATCTATTAATTTTAGATGAAGTATTTGATAGTTCACTAGATACTAATGGTACAGATGAATTTTTAAAGATACTTAATCATTTAACAGGAAAACAAAATGTTTTTATTATTAGTCATAAGGGAGATGTACTTTATGATAAATTTAAAGATGTTATAAAATTTGAGAAACATAAAAATTTTTCAAGGATAGTATGAGAGAATTAGTATTAGAAGATGATCCTATTTTAAGGAAACGAGCAGAACCTTTTGATTTTGATAATCCACAAGAAGACCCTGAAAAACTAACAGATGAATTGTTAGAAGCAATGCAAAAGTATGAAGGAATGGGTTTATCTGCTTGTCAAATAGGAGTTGACTTAAAAATATTTGTAATGAGATATAATGGTGGAGCACTAGCAATGTTTAATCCAAGAATAGTTGAATATTCTCCACAAACCACATATATTAGCGAGGGGTGTTTATCTTTCCCAGGATTATTTTTTCCAGTAGAGAGGGCGTATGGTGTTTCAACAGAATATTACCGCAAAGATGGTGTTAAGATGAGTGGTACATTCGTAGATGTAACTGCTAAATGT